GCACTAACGGCTGAATGATGTGGGGAGGGCTTCGGCTCTCCCCTTTTCATATGAAAGGATTAATGAAATGGGTACATTTCGAGACTTTGACGCCGGAGCGAAGGCGGACTTCATTGAGTACTTCGATGACTTCCTGCAATACGCTGCGGGCGACTGGACGATTACGACCGTTGAGGCGGGCGCAGGCGATGCTACTGAAGCCGTTGCCGATGCTAAAGGCGGTGTACTTGTTCTGACGAATGATGCTGCCGACAATGACAGTGATTTTTTGCAGTACGCAAGTGAAACATTCACTTTCGACAGCACGAAAAAGCTGATGTTTAAGGCGCGGTTTAAGGTATCTGATGCCACTGACTCTGACTTTGTCATGGGGCTGCAGATCACCGACACCACCCCGCTTGCCGTCTCTGACGGGATTTATTTCCAGAAAGATGACGGTGACGCCAATCTTGACTTCCATGTTGTCAAGGACAGCACGGCGACCGATGGCACAGCTATCGCTACCGTTGCCGATGACACCTATATGGTGGTCGAATTCTACTATGGCGGCACAGGCAAAAACATCGTGGCTTATGTCGATGGCGTTGCGGTTGGCGGTTATGCGGTGACCAACGCGCCGGATGATGAGGAATTGACGATCTCCTTCGGCATCCAGAACGGTGAGGCCGTGGCTAAGGTCATGTCCATTGACTACATTCGCGTAGTACAGGAACGCTAGTTACAGGGGGGCTTCGGCCCCCCTTTTTTTTGCACGAGAGGAATACACAATGGCAGTGAAGAAAAAGCCAATGAAGCGCCCGGAAGCGTTGCCGGAGAATGAGCGGGTTCCCCTGCATGTGCTGAATGCGAAAGCGCGGGATAATTGGGCGTCTGATCGCAAGCGGCACAGCCGCAAGAAAAGGCAAGTCGTACCGGAAACCCTGGACGACAAGATTTTGGTGCAAAAGGGCAGGAAGAAGCAGAAGCCACTCAGGCCAGTCCGCAAGACGAAAACGGCCAAGTGATGGCGGCTTTAAAGAGGTCCAAGACGAGGTTCACGGCGCAACAGCAAGCGGCTCTGTATTGGGCGCGGAAGCGCAGGCGTGAATTATCTGGAACGACCGGGGCCTTCGGTTCCGGCTTCAACACAGGATTTGAATGATGGCTGATACTGATCGCTCTGTCTCTGCATTGCAGACACTGCTTGCAGACAACACAAGCGGGGACATTTCGCCGCAAGATTTGCGTGACATGCTTGTGTCACTGACCCCTGCATTCGGTGGAATGTACATTTCGGCCACAGCGCCGACCGTATTTGCTGACACGGTTACCCCCGTAAAGGCGCTTGGCACGACAACAGTTATCGGCACTCCCCGCAACTTCTCAATGGCGGCGTCTAATCGGCTGACCTACACCGGAACGGCGGATATCCTGGCGTTTTGCTTGGCAACGCTGGCCGTAACTTCTGCTGGGAATAATCAGGTTTCAAAAATGTCATTTGCCAAGAATGGCACGGTGACAGCTAGTTCTGTAATTCAACGCAAAATATCAACGGGAACCGATGTCGGTGCGGCGTCCATCATTGGGTTGGGGCCGATGTCTACGAATGATTACACAGAGGTCTTTTTGCAGAACGCCACATCCACAACAAACATCACGCTGGAAAATATGAGCGTGGCGGTGTTTGGGTTTGTGACCTAGGGGAAACGCCATGCCTTCAGCCCTGTCCAAAATCGGCATATGGAAGATGACCGCCAATATGCTTGGCGAGCTTCCCATGACAAGCGTCTCAGATGACAGCCGTATAGCCCGGATGCTTGGTGATGAATACGATCAGGCCCGCGATGCGGAGATGCGCAAGCATTACTGGAATTTTGCCATAAAGCGGGCGGCATTGGCAGCGGATGCCACGGCCCCGGCGTTTGATTGGGATCGTCAATTCACCTTGCCGTCTGATTACATCGCGCTTCTTCCCCTGACTGTAAACGGCGTTCCTCAAAACGCATCTATTCCCTATACGATTGAAGGCCAGAAGCTTCTGACAGATGCAACCGCGCCGCTCAAGATGCGTTATGTGTTCCGTGAAACACGAGAGGGGTATTTCGATCCTCTGTTTGCCGATGCCCTTGCGGCTGCACTAGCACTGCGGATTGGTCACAGTATCACCGGGAAAACTTCGTACATGGATCGGGCAACGGTAGCTTATGACAGGGCTATCAAGCAGGCTCGGTTGAATGACGCCATTGAATCGCCCTATCTCTATCCTGAACCATCAGAGCATGAAGCGGCGCGTTATTCATGACTGTGCATCTGGCCAAGGTTGACTTCACGAGGGGGGAACTTAGCCCGGTACTCCATGCCCGCTTTGATGTCAGCCCGTATCAGGCTGGGTTAAAGACCTGCACCAACTGGATCCCCTTGAAAGAGGGTGGTTTAAGAAAGCGCTCCGGCACTCAATTCATTGCCGAGGTGAAAGACAGCACGGACGCGGCCCGGCTGATCCCGTTTGTGTTCTCAACAGCGCAAGCCTATGTGCTTGAGCTTGGGGATCTGAATTTTCGCATGTATGCGAACGGCGGACGCATTGAAAGCGGCGGCTCCCCCGTTGATGTTGTGACACCATGGGCAGACAGTGACCTTAGCGGCCTTGATTACACTCAAAGCGCTGACCGGCTATATGTTGCTCATGCTGACTACCAGATTCGGGAGATTTCCCGCACATCAGATATTGCGTGGACGCTGGCAAAGCACGTAACCGAGGACGGGCCGTTCCTGACGACGAACACCACCGGGACAAACCTAGCGATTACCGGCGGCACGGGAAACATCATCCCGTTGATGACATCGAACACCCTGCCCAGCGGCACGGCTTCAGACAAAGACGGGTCTGCCAATTCCTATTTAGCGCTTGATCGCGACCTTACAACTCAATGGTCGTCTGTCATTACGTCTGGCCCCACCTGGATTGCTTACCAGCCTGCAAGCTCGCTAACCTGTGTCGGCTATTCCATCACGGTGTCTCAATTTGCGATTGATGGCGCGCCCAAAAACTGGAACTTTCAGGGCTGGGACGGAGCGGCTTGGGTTGATCTTGATTATCGAACTGCGGAAACCGGATGGACAGACGGCGAGGTTCGGCATTACGAGTTTTCGAATGACACCGCATACAGCAAATATCGGCTTTATCTAACTGAGAACAGCGGCGCGACGAGTGTCTATATCGCGGCGCTCACATTCTGGCAGGCGGCGGACGAGCAAACCCCCGCAACAGTGACGGCCAGTGCAGTAACGGGCATCAATAACGGTGATGGTTTTAAATCAACCGATGTTGACAGGCACATTCGCATTCGCGGAACGGACGGCACATGGCGCTGGTTAGTCATCCAGACATATTCCAGCACCACAGTTGTTACGGCCACCATTAACGGTCCCGCATTTCTGACAGCGCCGACAACCACCAACTGGAAGCTTGGGGCGTGGTCAGATGAAACGGGCTGGCCTGCGCATCTGTCGTTCTATGCGGAGCGGTTGATTTCAGCCCGGACTAATCAGGAGCCGCAGACGGTATGGGGGTCAAAGGTTGGCGATTTTCCTGATCACGGCATATCCAGCCCGCTTGTGGATGACGATGCAATCAGCCTTGAGATTCTATCCGGGCAGGTGAATGAAATCCGGTGGATTGCCGAGGGACGCGATTTGTTACTTGGCACAACGGGTGCGACAAGGATTATCACAGCCCAGGACGGTAACAAGCCGTTTTCAGCCACAAACGCCAAGCAGGACCGTCAAACCACGTTTGGCTCCGCCGCTGTGCAGCCGGTGCAGGTTGGCAATGCTACAATCTATGCGGACTATCACGGGCTGACCTTCCGGGAGTTTGTCTATTCGCTGGAAAGCAATTCATATATTTCGCCTGAACTGACCATTCTGTGCAGTCACCTGCTCACAAGCGGGATAAAAGAAGTGGCATACGCGCAAACGCCCGATCCGGTGATCTGGATTGTTTGCAATGACGGCTCTCTGGTCAGCCTCACTTATGAGCGCAATCAGAAAGTCGTTGCAGCGGCAAGGCAGGAATTGGGCGGGACCGATGTTTCGGTTGAAAGCGTGGCGGTTATCCCCGGCTCTGACCGTGATGAGGTCTGGCTTATTGTAAGCCGGACAATCGACAGCGCAACAAAGAAGTATGTTGAGCGTCTGAACGCTCCTTTTCTGGATGATGATGTTGAGGATGGGATATTTCTTGATAGCGCTGCGACCTACTCAGGAGCGGCGACAGGAACAGTAACAGGGTTAGACCACCTTGAGGGCGAAACCGTCTCGGCGCTGGCTGATGGGGTTGTGTTTACAGGTCTGACAGTATCAAGCGGACAGATAACCCTACCGGACAGCGCAACAGCGACAAAGATTCATGTCGGGCTTCCTTATACCTCGACTGCGGTCACATTGCGCCCCTCACAGGGAACACGCGATGGAGCGGCTTTTGGTCGGCTTAATCGGGCTGTGCGCGTAATCGTCGATGTTTACCGTTCCCTTGGGCTGAGGGTTGGCGGTTCAGCACGGCAAGAGGCGTTTTTGCAGCGCCGGGCGGGCGAGGCCATGGACGAACAGACACCGCTCAGAACCCTGTTAAAGCGGGTTCCAATAGATCACTCCCGCGAAGACAACGGTGAAGTCACCATTGTTTCAGACGCCCCGCTACCGGCTTTGGTGCGCGGCATAAATATCAAGTATGAGATGGAGCCTTAAAATGTGCATAGGGCTTGGAATGGGCTTGGGGATTATTGGCGCGGGCGTTCAGGCAGCGGGTTCACTTATGGCCGCATCGCAGCGCAGTGCGGGCATGAAGGCTCAAGCGGCGGTTGCTGACCGACAGGCAGAGATTGAGGGCGAGGCCGGAGCCTACAAGATGGGCCAGCAGCGCCGGGCGCAATCCCGGATGCTTGGCACTCAGATAGCGGCATCTGCGGCGAATGGAATTTCGCCCAACTCCGGCTCATTTGAAGCAGCGGTTGACGACAGTCTGGCGGAATCCGAAATGGATATTGCTGCAACCCGTTACGGCGCTGGTTTGAGATCGTCAAACTATCGCGCACAGGCTGGGATTTACCGTTCGAACGCAAAAGCCGCCAAGAGTGCGGGCTATATCGGCGCTCTCAGCCCGATCATCAGGACTGGCGGGCGTTTGGCCCTGAATGGGGCTTTTGTATAATGCCGAGATTTCCCACAACAGAAGCCCGTCAGGGACTGTCAACTGCCGCTGGCACCGCTCCAAGGTATTCTACCGCTTCGCCTGTAGGTGACGCTGTGAGGGGGCTTGGTGGGGCCATTGAAAGCGTTGGGGTGGCCTTTGAGAGCAAAGAGGACAAGTTAGACAGCTATCGAACCAATCAGGAGTATGAGCGGTTCAAGCTTGGGCAAGGCGAGGCGCTTGACGCTGAAGCTGATGAGGCGGACGGAAGCCGTCCCGGACTGGCTAACGCTGCGTTAAAACGATATGAGGCGGCGTCAAAGAAGTTCTTAAGCACTGTCCCCAAAAAGCTACGCCCCTTCTATACGGAGAATCTTGCCACTTTTGGCGAGAGGTATTCAATACGCGCGGGCGGCAAAGAGGAAGCCAAGCGCCACGGCTATTATCGCAATTCTCTGACCGAATCCATTGATCGCAAGAAATTAGTTGTATCACGCAACCCTGATAGCGCTGAAACACTGATTAAAAAGTACAATGGGGAAATTGACGCGACAGATTTGCCCAAATCGGAACGCGATGCGCGAAAGAAGGGAGCCTTAAGACTTCTGACTTCCATGCGCGAACTGGCCCGCATCAAGTCCGATCCATCTTATCGTGACAGGTGGACCAAAGCGTTTAGTGACCGTAAAACCAAATTCACCGGCAGCAAGAAAACATTTGTCGAATCCATGATGCCTTTTGCAATCACGGCATCAAAGAAGACTGGTGTAGATCCGCGCATTATCATTGCACAGGCTGCGCTTGAATCTGCCTATGGCAAGAAAGCCCCTGGCAATAATTTCTTTGGCATTAAGTCCCACGGCAAGGGCGGTGGGCAGTCGTTTACCACGCATGAAGTGATTAACGGCAAGCGCATTAAGATCAAGGACAGCTTTCGTCGGTTTTCCTCAATGGGCGCATCTGTTGCGGGCTATGCGGATTTTATCAACAAGAACAGCCGATACAAGAGGTTCAAGGGGGCTAAGGGGCTGGCGGAGCAGGCAAGGGCGCTGCAATCCTCTGGATACGCCACTGATCCGACTTATGGCGCTAAGGTGCTGAGTATTGCCCGTTCAATTGGGGGCAGTGATGGCAATGGCGCACCGCTCCCTGATCCTGACCCTGAAATCACCAAGACGGCAAACACTCTCGGCTACAAAGAGACAATGCGCCTTGTGCGAGAGGCAGAGGGGGTTGAGAAGGAGAACAGCGCAAGGACCGCCGCTCTAATGTCGGTGGCTGTCTCGCGCAATGAGCTGGATTATTCCGACTTAGATGCCGCCTTGAATTCCGGTGACATAACTGATTCAAAGTGGGCCGCGCTGACTAAGGAGCTTGACAGGCGGCGCAAAGATGCGGGAGAGGCGGACGCAGGTATAGCAGCAATTAGCGATAGCCTGAAAAATGGTACTCCGTTTGACATCTCTGCAAAGGGGAACAAGAAGGCTCTTGATGCGTATTATAGTGGTCCATTCAGCAAAGCCGTTGAAGGGCTGGATGAAGAGGCAAAAGCCACAGCAACGGCCAATCTGGTTAAAGAAATTGGCGCGGTCCCTAGCTCACTGAAATCTGGGCTAAAGGCTGCGCTGCTGTCAAAAAGCCCGGCGCAGCGGCAACAGGCGGCGGACATGCTGGGACGGATCACTGAGAATTCCCCGCGTCTTCTGGAAGCGTTCGGAGGCAAGACGTTCAAGTTTGGTCTGGATGCCTACAACCGCGCAAAGCTGGGGGTGCCGTGGCCGAGAGCCTTGGAGATGGCCGAACAGAACACGTTTAACGTCGATGAGGGGACACGCAAGGCTCGCCGCGCAGCCCTGAAGGCGGACAAGACAGAAGAAAAGGTGGTTGAGGAAGTCCGGGCCAAACTGGCAGACGAGGGGGATTCCGGCCTGTTTTCGCTTGATGCGGAAGTGCCTGACGAATTGCTGAATGAATTTGCTGATTTGTTTGTTTCTGAGTTTGAGGCTACAGGGTCGCTTGAGACAGCTACCAAGATGGCTGAAATGGGAATCCGCAAACGCTGGGCTATTTCTCACGCGAACGGCACCGGCACATGGATGAAAGATGCCCCGGAAGCGCATTACTCGGTGTTCAATGATCCGAAGCGAGACGGCGCATGGATAAAAGAACAGGCGGAAAACGAACTGCTTAATGCCTTGTTGACAAAAAAGGCCAAAATCTCCGGTGATGTTGACGGGGCATACAAGGGGAAGCGCAATCAAGACGCTCTGCCGACACGGATCAAAGACAATTTGCGGTTGATGCCTATGCCGGATTCCCATCGCGGAAAGCCCAGCTATCAGATTCTTGTCATTGACAAGGACGGGGTTATCCAGTCGGTCAAGCGGGCCGATGGTTCCACTTATGAGTGGGTGCCGGAATGGGCAAGCTCGCAAGAGAAAAAGAGACAGGTAAGAGCGGCGAGTGACAAGGTCAGGCGCGACAATGAAAAAATGGAAGTGGCCATTGAGGACCGCAAAGATTTGGTCAAGCGCAATGCGGGCATAGCGGCGCTGGCCAGTGAGCGCGGCGAGTTTGAAGCCACCATGAAGAAAATCCGGGGTGAGTAATGCCATTTCTTGAAAACCCCAGGGTGCGCGGCGATATTACCCCCGTTCCAATTGCTGAGAAGCCCGAATCTCCAAGCGTTGGGGATACTTTTTCGGCGGCTTTCACACGGGAGAATGAAATTGGGGGGCTGCTTTCTGGCACTGGCGGCAGGCGAGCGCCGTTTGATCCTGATTTTGACCTGTCCAATGCAATCAAACCCGAATATCGGGAATATTCCAGCGCGTTCATTCATGACAACTCTGATTCTGATATTCGCAATACAGAGCGCAAGATTGACAAGGAGCGGGAAGACAGGAAAACTCTTGAATCCGCTGGGGGGCTGGGCTTGGCTGCGAGTATGGCGGCTGGGTTCCTTAGCCCTGTAACGCTTGTTCCGGTAGGCGGCGCGGCAATGGCGGGGCTTAAGGCTGGGCGCAGAATGCTTGAGGTGGGCAAATCCACCGCAGCAGCTGGGTTTTTAGCCTCCTCTGCCCAAGAGGCCGCCCTGCAAAACATTCAGGCGACACGTCCAATTGATGAGACGCTTTTTAATATTGCGGGCGCGACCGCTTTGTCTGGTGTGCTTGGTGGGGCGGTGGGGCTTTTAAGCGCAAGGCAGGCTGCCAAACTTGGCAAGCAGTTAGAGAATGAATTAACGGTTCCTCCGAAGGGTGAAGACGTCTTTACGCCGGGCGAATCTCCTTTGCCAAAGAGTGCGGGCGCTGCCGCGACCAGAGAGGGTGATGAGGCTATAAAGGGCGCTTTGGGGGTTGAGAAGGCTCTTAAGTTTCAAGACCCACTACTGCGGACAATGGCAAGTCCATCAGTCAGAGCAAGGCGCACGATTCAGGAACTTGCAGAGACGCCCCTGATTCTTGAGAAAAACGTGAAGGGCGAAGCAACGGCACCAGAGGGGTTGGCGCTGGGCGCTCCGGGCGCTGTCGAAACCCGTATGAAAATGTGGCAAGCGCCCTTGGCGGAATCTATTCACGATATGGATGACTTGTTTCAACGCTACCGGATAGGCAGTTCGAGGGCCTTTGGTGTTCCCCGCATTGCGGTTGGGGACAAGTTGCGCGGCACTGGCGGCAAGCTTAGCTATGTTGAGTTTAAGGAAGCGGTAGCCCATGCGATGCGTAATGGTGATGTGCACGAAATCGCAGAAGTTGCAGAGGCGGCGAGAGCGTTTCGCAAGAAAGTGTTCGACCCGCTGAAAGATCGCGCCATTGCTAACGGGCTTCTGGATGAGGGCGTTGAGGTTGGCACGGCACCATCCTACTTGAACAGGCTTTACAGCAAAGAAAAAATCATTGCGAACCGCTTTGAATTCAAGAGCATCGTGATGAACCATTTGCGCAGGCAGGACAAGCTAGACGAGAATGAGATTGCGGCCCTTTCGGATGAAATTATTGACCGCATATTATCAACGCCAGATGGGCGCTTGCCGTATGACGCGCACACGCACGAGGGTCATTTATCCAAGCGGGGCAAAAAGCCCGCAGGCGTGAGGGGGCCACTTAAGGCCAGAAAGTTTGATATTCCAGACAAAGAAATCGAAGACTTTCTTGAGCAGGATATAGAGGTTCTATCCCGCGTGTATAGCCGCACAATGGCTGCCGATGTCGAGATTGCGGCCCGCTTTGGTGATGTGGAAATGACCACCAAGGTTAAAGAGGTTGCGGAAGAGTTCGATAGTCTGATTGAAAAAGCAAAAACACGCAAAGAACGTGACGGCTTGGAAAGGCAAAAGAAAAACGCTATTCGTGATATTGGAGCGGTGCGCGACCGCCTTAGGGGCAACTATGCAATCCCTAACGATCCTGACGGAATGATAGTAAGAGCGGGCCGGGCTGTTCGCAGCTTGAACTATCTCCGGCTTTTGGGTGGCATGACCCTTTCAGCTATTCCAGATTTGGCGAAGCCTGTGATGGTTCACGGCATGGCCCGCGTTTATGGCCGTGCGCTTCTCCCCTATCTGGCCAATCTGAAGAAGGTCAAACTAGCCGCCGAAGAGGTGAAGCTTGCAGGCACAGCGCTTGATATGGCGCTTGATACCCGTGTTATGAGCATTGCCGACATTGCTGATGATTTTGGTAGGCACAGCAAGTTTGAAAGGGCGCTGCACGGCGCAACACATCAGTTTGGAATGGTGTCATTAATGGCCCCATGGAACGCGGCCCTTAAGCAGTGGACTGGGCTTATCACTATGACCCGCATTATCCAGCAAGCAGACGCTTGGCGCGCTGGGAAAATCGGGGCAAAAGAGGTCGAGTACCTTGCATCAAATGGCATTGACGCAGCCATGGCAAAGCGGATAGCGGATGCCTTTGACAAAGGCGGGAAGATTGACGGGCCTGTGTATTTTGCCAACACGCTAAATTGGGAAGACCGGGGCGCGGTTGAGGCGTTTCGCGCGGCGGTCGTACGGGATGTTGATCGAATTATTGTCACACCGGGGCAGGACAAGCCGCTTTGGATGTCTACAGAGCTAGGCAAACTGGTCGGGCAGTTTAAGAGTTTTTCTGTTGCGTCCAGCCAGAGGACGCTACTCCTTGGATTGCAGCAAAGGGATTTGGCGGTGATGAATGGTGCGGCCTTGGCGATGGCACTTGGCGGTGTGGCCTATGCTCTCAAGCAAAAGACGGCAGGCCGTGAAGTAACCGACGATCCAAAGATTATTCTTGCGGAGGCATTTGACCGCTCAGGGCTTGCGGGCTGGTTTATGGAAGCAAACAACCTCAGTGAAAAGTTGACCCGTGGAACCGTGGGGCTATCGGCTTTTACCGGCAGGCCTATCAGCCGTTATGCATCAAGAAACATCACAGGGGCAATGATTGGACCGACTGCCGGAACGCTGCAAGATTTTGCCCAGGTTACAGGATCCGGGTTTTCTGGTGACTGGCGGGAAGCAGACACGCGAGCGTTGCGGCGCGTTTTGCCTTTGCAAAATGTTTTTTACATGCGATGGTTGTTCGACAAGGGAGAAGAGGGGCTTAACCGCACGATAGGAGCGAAATGAAAGGCGACTCATTTCTCTGGATACCGTTCATCCTGGCCCTGATGTTCCTCACGGCGTGGCTGACCCCGACACGAGACAAAAGCGGAACTGATTGCTATCTTGATTGGGACGGGCGGTCAAACTCAACGGTGTGCGACTGAGTGATTTAGCAATCATCATCGTCCTTAATCCTCTCTGTCGCTGATATCGACCAGCCCATAGGAAATGAAATAATCGTAGAGCACCAGTTGCGCGGCTTCTTCGCGCGACATGGTTTCGCTTTGGTCGGCAATCCACTCGTCAAGGAGTTCGACAAGGGCCGGGGTTAGTTCAACCTTTACGCTTTTGGGCATGTTTGAGTGTCCGCATTGTAAACATCTGAAAGAAACAGACTAGCAAACAGGCCGTTTTTTGGGGCGGCTTTTTTTATTGAGGGCAGCATGACTGTATCAATCACTGACTACCGATCTTCATTCGCAGGTAATGGCAGCACTACGGGGTTTACTATTCCGTTCCGCTTTGACACGGATGCGGAGATCAAGGCCACGCTGTTTACCTCTGCCGGGGTCGGCACGGTCCAGACCATTACAACGCATTACACCCTGTCCGGTGCGGGCGCGGATAGCGGGGGGTCTTGTGAAATGGTCACGGCTCCGGCTTCAGGTGAAACGCTTTTGATCGAGCGCGTATCGGCAGGCCAGCAGAATGTTGACCTTGTGGCTGGCGGTGCCTTGAGTGCCGAGAGTGTGGAGGATGCCCTAGACCAGCGCGTAATGGCCAGTCAGGAGCATAGGGGCGAATTGGCGCGGGCCATTAAGCTTCATCCTTTGGACGCTGACACAGATATGACCTTGCCGCTTGAGGCGGATAGGGCAAATAAAGTTTTAGCTTTTGGTGCGAACGGCGAGCCGGAAGCCGGGCCGACCGGTGATGAAGTCTCGAACGCCCAGACCTACTCAACGGCGGCGGCTGCAAGTGCTGCGAGTGCGGCGGCTGATGCGGTGCTTACTGCGGCGGATGTGGTCAGTACCAATGCCGATGTGGTGTCTGCCGAAGCTGCCCGCGATGCTGCTCTGGCCGCGTCCGAGAGCATGGCCTGGGGCTATGAGTTCGACACCGGCACGGCGGATGCAGACCCAGGCAGCGCCGCAATGCGCTTCAATCATGCCACCTTCTCTAGCGCCACTTTCCTCTATATCAACGAGACGGCAGACGAGGGCAGCATTGCAGACCTGATGGACCTTTGGGACGGCAGCACGTCTGTTATTAAGGCCACGGCGCGGATCAGAAACCCGCTTACCAATGACTGGTATGAGTTCCAAGTCACCGGGGCAATTACGGACGCGGGTGCCTACCGGAAAATCCCGATCACCCCGGCCGGCTCAAACGGCAGCATTGCAGACGGAACCGCGATCAAGTTCCAGGTGATCCGTAACGGCGATGCCGGAACCGGAGCTGTGGACAGTTTCAACGGGCGCACCGGTCCCGTCTCACCGGCTTCCGGCGACTACACCAAGGATCAGGTTGGCCTTGGCAATGCGGATAACACGTCTGACGCTGATAAGCCGGTTTCAACGGCGCAGCAGGCGGCGCTGGATAAAAAGCGAGGATTTGCCAACCGGCTAATAAACCCACTGTTTAGAGTTGACATCGAAGGTAACGCATCTGGAACCACTGCGGATGCTTCGCATGTGGTTGAAGGTTGGGTGCTGTACCACTCGAACGGGGTTACAGCGCAGACCCTTTCACGAGTGGCGGGTGACAGTGTCCCATACGCTTTGCAATATGAAGTCACAACCGGATCAGACACGTCTATCGGAGCGGCAGAATATGCCATTGTTGAGACTGCAATTGAAGGGGTTGATCTCGCTGATGCGCTGTGGGGTACGGCAGATGCCAAAAACATTGTTATCTCTGGGCGGATCAAGGCTCCAACAACCGGAACATACAGCGTTGCTGTGCGTAACGGTGCAGTGAATAGGTCATATGTTTTTGAAATTGCGTGTACCGCTAGTACATGGGTGGATTTTGAAAAAACCGTGCCGGGCGACACATCAGGCACATGGGATATAACTAACGGAGTGGGGCTTAGACTGGCGCACGCTATTGCGTGTGGCTCAGATTACCACGCCACTGCTGATACTTGGCAAGGCACCGCTGATTTTGCTACTTCTAACCAAGAAAACGGACTCTCATCTAACGGCAATCAGTTTGAAATAGAGGCCGTTAGCTGTAGTGTTGAGAAGGGTGCTCCGGTTGGGTGGGTGCCTTACGTAGAAGAGTTAGCGCGTTGCCATCGATACTTCCAATCGTTCCATTCACTGAATGCGTATGAGCATATAGGGCAGTTGAATTGGATTAGCGCCACTCGCGCAAATTGCGTGGTGCATCTGTTTCAGGAGATGCGAGCTGACCCCACATTCTCGGTTAGCGCAGCCAGCGATTTTACAGCCTCATACGGGTCAGGTAGCGCGGATTGCTCTGCCATTGCTGCTGATCAGGCAGACAGCAGGAAATTCAACTTGCAGGTTGATATATCAGGCGGCTCCACGGCGGGCTTCGCTGGGGCATTCTACAGGCACCCGACAAACACTAATGGCAAGCTAGATTTTGATGCGAGAATGATATGATGTTGATACATAAAGTTATGCACTCTGGAAAAGGTGGGTTTTTGGTGACTGTTGAAGGCGGTGGAGTTTTGCAGGTTCCCGATAGCCTGGCCAATCGCCACAGAAAAGCTATTGCTGAATGGGAGGCTAGTGGGGGGGTGGTGGCCCCGCATGTCGCTTCAGCCCCGACTGTTGATGATGTTAAATCTGAATGCTCCCGGCGGATATTTGCCGTAGCAGATGCGGTAACGCAGACAAATATAAGCGCGGTCACAGCTCTGGCGGCAGGCAAGTTAGAGGTAGACCGGACGATGGATGAAGCCGCCCACATAGCGGCCCATGCGGCTGGTCTGGTGTGGATCGATGCGATGCGGGCCAACGTGCAGACCGTGGTTGTCGCAAGCCTCGACATGCATGTCGATGCCAACTGGCCGGTGTGTCCTGCTGAAGTCGTGATATTGGCAGAGAGATACTGAAGCACGAGCAGATTTATACCCTCAACAACTTGGCTGCACTGGATCGGTTGGCCAACACTGTAGACTGAACAAAACACCGATGACCGAACGCACCGCCTCCGGGCGGTTTTTTATTGGAGAAATGAGATGAGATGGATTCTAGCCGCCATTGTTCTTGCTGTTGTGCTGTATGGCGCAACGCAGGCAAGGCCGCACCCAATGCTGTGCGGGGATCATGCAGAGGCGGTGGCAACTCTCAAGACCAAATACAACGAAGATATCCTGGCTATGGGCGTCACGAAAAACGGGCAGCTTGTCGAGCTGCTGACATCGCCCAGCGGGTCATGGACGCTTGTTCTGGTTAGCCCGGCAGGGAAAGCCTGCCGCCTTGAGAGTGGTGACGGCTGGCAGAAGGCGAAGGAGGCCGAATACTGATGAACACACTCCAGATTCAGGAAGCGCTCAAGGATAGGGGGTTTAACCCCGGCAGGCTTGATGGGATAATGGGGCCAAAAACCGAACAGGCCATTGTGAATTTCAAGGTTGCCCACGGACTGAAGGCCCGCCCCTATCTCGGCCCGATCACCCTTGCCCGTCTGTTTGGCACAACCCCTGTAGCCGCTGACACCAAGCACCGTCCAAAGGCCCTTGAGGTGCCGTGGATTAACGAAATGATGAAGCACTACAGGATGCACGAGGAAGACCCCGCGCTTGCCGCTTGGCTGCGATCTGACGGTGGCACGGTCGGCAATCCTGATGATATCCCCTGGTGCGGCGATGCAGTGCACACCTCCATCAGAAACGCGCTGCCCGGCGAGACGTTCAACGGGCGCGTGAAGGCGAACCCATATCTCGCCCGTAATTGGGTGGATTTTGGCGTGGAGCTGAAAGGTTTGCGGTACGGGGCTATCCTGTCCATGTGGCGCAAAAAACCCAGTTCCATGTATGGCCATGTTGCCTTTGCTGTTGGTTACGACCCAAAGCGCAAGCGCATCCGCATTTTGGGGGGCAATCAAACAGACCGCGTTACGAAAACCTGGGTGAGTGAAAAGCGCCTCCGCCAGCACGGCATTCGCGCGCCCAAGACATACTCCGACCTGCCCCCCATTCCGATCATGAATAGTGCCGGTCAAGTCATCTCAACAAACGAGGCATAACTATGAACTGGAAAGGTATTGCAGGGATTGTCGGAAAAGCAGCACCCCTTTTGGGTATGCTTATCGGAGGGCCGGCAGGCGGCGCTATCGGTGGGTTGATTGCAAACGCGCTCGGCACCAAAGCCACACCGGGAGCAATCAAGGACATCCTGACCAATGACGCCAGCGCCAAGGTTAAGCTGAAAGAGCTTGAGCTGAGCCACGAGGCTGATTTGCAGCGCATGGCGCTTGAGTATGGGAGAACCTCAATTGCTCAGGTTAACGAGACGATGCGGGTTGAGGCCCAATCGGGCCATTGGTGGGTGAGTGCTTGGCGCCCGTTCTGGGGCTTTACATCGGCCCTTGCCTTTTTCGCGCAGGCTGGCGCGGTTGCGTATCTACTGACCACCAAAGGCGACCCGGCCCTTATTGCAGCTCTCGCCTCGCTCTCCGTATTCTGGACAGTGCCGCTTGCTGTTGTCGGTGTGACGGCACATGGCAGGTCAAACGAGAAGATAGCCAAGCTTACCGGCGTTGCCCCCAAGACAATCTGGGGCGCTTTTGCCGAGCGGATAGGGGGCAAGAAGTGAACACAGCCACACCAGAATATAAACAGCACGCTGTAGGCCTTGTGAAATCGCTGGGAAGCCTTCGTGGTGCGGCAAAACAATTGGAAATGTCAAGGTCAACCTTGCGTCATTGGGTAAAAGCGGATGCATTAAATGGCGTTGATGATCTAGAGTTTGAAGTTGAGCCGCTTCCCGATGAGTTGCCCACCGCTGATGAGCTTTTAGAACGCCGCACGGCAGAATGGGACCGTGTGGACGCCGCCAAAAAGGCCCGGCGGCTAATCAATGTCAAGGTAAAGATGGGCGGGCCGATAGGCTTGATGCACTTTGGAGATCCGCACGTTGATGACCCCGGCACTAATATTCGGCTTCTGCGCGAGCATGTGGATATTGTAAACCGCACCGATGGATTGTTTGGCGGGAATATCGGGGATTTGCAAAACAATTGGGTAGGTCGTCTTGCTCGGCTGTATAGCGAGCAGTCTACATCAGCCCAAGAAGCTTGGGTGCTTGTTGAATGGCTGGTGAACTCGATTGACTGGCTTTATCTGATAAGGGGTAATCATGATTGCCACAGTGAGGACACCGAAGCCCTGACGCGGAGGGGATGGAAGAGCTACTCGGACATTCAAGCGGATGATGAAGTCTTTGGCATCAACCCGGAAACGGATCGAGGGGAGTGGCAACGCATAAGTGAGTTTGTGGACCGCGAAGTTGATGAAGAACTGGTTCGCATTGAGTCTTGCCCGATTGATTTGCTTTGCACTAGTGGACATCGGGTGATGTATCGCCCAAAGAGCAACAATGAGTTGAAATTCAAGACGGCGGGCGAGTTTCTAAATGATAAACCGCAATACCGCATCCCCCTAGCAACGTCCTATGATGGCGGGTGTGCTCTTTCTGATGACTGGATAAAGCTTGTCGGGCTGCTTATGGCTGACGGACATTATAAAAAAGGGCATGGATATGTGTCCTTTTCCCAGAAAGATGTGTCTGAGATTGTTGGGCTTACAAAGCGTCTTGGGTTTAACCCGCGTATTGCGCACCGCCCTTCAAGACCCGCATTTGGGAAACCTTCTGGATATTATGAACCAACACAGGAGGCGCATTTCTGCGCCGCAGAATCACGTGAGATCCGCAAAATCCTACCTAGCAGGACAGAGGTTCCTGATTGGGCTTGGGCTATGTCAGACCGCCAATTCGGGCTATTCATGGAAGCTTTGATGGATGGTGATGGTGCGTGGAACAAAAAGGATGCGGGATATCTGGCGGATAAAACCATTAGTATCTTTGATGATGTTCAAGCCCTTTGCGCTATGCACGGATGGGGCGCGTGGATAAAAAATGTTAAAGGCCGCACAGAGCGCCGCCTGAACGTCAAGCGCGGGCGCACCTATTGCTGGACGGCAGCTCATAGCAAGATTACCTCTGAGAGGTACAAAGGCCGCGTCTGGTGTCTGACTGTGCCGCATGGGAACTTCCTTGTTAGGCGCAACGGGAAGCAGCACTTTAGCGGCAATTGCTGGTCTGAAGCTGGCGATCCGCTGGACTGGATGAAGCGCGGCGGCAACGGTGTGCATGAACCGCACGGCGCACGGCTGAATCTGACATTCCCGAACGGCAAGGAAATCCGCATCAACGCCCGGCACGATTTCAAAGGGCACTCCATGTGGAATAATGTTCACGGCCCCCTGAAAGCGGCTAAGATGGGCTGGCGGGATCATATTCTTGTCTGTGGTCATAAGCACGTTTCTGGCTATACAATGGATATGGACCCGGCTACAGGGCTTATCTCTCACATTATCCGCGTGGCTGGTTATAAGATTCACGACAGATATGCGATTGAACTTGGCCTTCCTGACGGGAACATTTCCCCGTCATGCGTGACAATCATTGACCCCAGCAAGTCCGATGATGACCCGGCCTGCATTCAGTTCTTTGCAGACGTTGAAAGCGGCGCGGATTACCTGACATGGTTGAGGGCGCGATCATGACTTGGGCCGCTGAAATACTCACTAAGGCCCGCGACCTTGTGACGGGGGATCGGGCCAAGACGCATGGAGATATGCGAGAGGTTCACGCAACCATTGCGAACCACTGGAATGCCTACCTGATCAACCACGGCATTCAGAGGCACCTATTGCCCCATGACGTGGCAACAATGATGGAGCTTCTAAAAATCGGGCGTTCTCAACACGGGGCCTTCAACCCAGATGATTACATTGACCGGGCGGGATACGCAGCGATTACGGGGCAGCTTCGAGAGGAAGAAGGCGAATGATGGGGGAAGAAACAAAATGGGTGTTGGGCTTCCTCATCGCTGCCGGGGGTGTGATAATGTCTCTGATTGGCCTTGACCGCCGCACCATGAATAAAATATCTGATGGTGACAAAACCCTTCATGATAAGATTGAGAAAGTCAAAGAGGACTATGTTCGGCGCGATGATTTATCGGGCCACATGCGGCACCTTGAGCAGACCGTTAACACGATGGCAGATGAGCAGCGGCGCACCAATGTTCGGATTGACAAGATATTAGAGGCCGTTATTCCTAAGCCGTGAACACCACTGCTCTTTTATGATCTCATAGAACGTGCTGCGAGAAACGCCCAAAGTTCTTACCGCGCCCCGCACATCAAGGGGCTGCATTCTCTCCGCCCATTTTGGAGGCCCGTGGTCATTTGGTTCACCACTCTTCCTTCCTTTCAAACCACATATCATCTAGTTCAGAGTCTAGTTTTTCAACTTCTTTCTTGAGCTTGACGTTTTCACTTTCAAGAAATTTTGCCTCTTCAAGTGTTGTGATCCACGCCTTCATCTGGCCATGTGTCGGGGGCTGGCCGGGCATCCGTATCTGTTTATCGTTTCCCCATGTGCGATCCTTGTTTTCCCACTCAAGCCACCCCTGAATGACGCGGGCCATAACATCTAATCGCGTAAAAAGGCCTGTTTGCTCACTCATCCTTCTACCTCGCTGTCCTGCTGGGTGGGGCGCTCCACAAATTTTTTCCATTATTTTTCATCTCCTGTCGGCGCGGTGCCGAGCAACGTGAAAACGCTCCGGCCTCCCTCGGCTATAACCACATCAACAATCCGTTCGTCCATCCTGCCGCCTCGGTTGATTTCCCAGTCCGTTTCGTGCTGCCTGTAGCCTTTGGCCTCAAGATCACGTTTCTGACGGCGAAATCGCAAAGACCTTCTTGTGAAACTGGTTACTTTCATCTACTCGCCCTCCGGCGGGGAGGGGCAGGGAAAATATTTAGTTGGAGCCTCATCACCTTCAAGGCGAGCAACACCGTCTTGCGTGTATGCCCACCAATCCTCTTGCCAGTAGTCGTCTTCACTCATTTCTTCGATTTCGGCGTTAGTCAAAGAAAACATATCGCAGGCACCATACACAGCGGGAAAGCAACCGGCATCCTGACGCCAAGCCCAAACATCTTCCCCACTCCGTGCCTCATCGTCTATGTCTCTCCATCCGTGCTTGTCGGTCATTTCAGGGCGTCCTTTGCTTTGTCAATATCCCTCAACTGAACTGTTGTCGTTATCGAGGTTGTGCCGCGCGATAGGGGCTTGTGTTCGTCGTTCATTGTGGCAAATGGAGCCAACGCATCGCGCAGCCGCTTGGCCTCTGCCGCTTGCTCACTTGTGGACTTCACGTAGCTGTCAATGTCGGCCTTGAGGTGTTTGACTTCGCTCAGTAACCGGCGGATTTCTCGACGCTGTTCATTGCCCTTTTTAGTGAGCTTTCCCTTTTCAGCGGTCAGCTTGTTAATGCCGTCTATCAGAACGCGACTAGCTGGTGTGGTCATTTCATGGCCTCTCTTCACATAGAATATCATCAGCAATCTCAATAACTGAGGCTTGATCGCTGATGCTTGAGATTGCCATCAGCGCCTCCCTGAGCTTCTTGTTTTCTTCTTGCAGGGCGTCTTCACGGGGGCGGGTGTTCCATGCGGTGATATCATAAGCCGTGTCTGCAATAATAAACCCAGATAGCAAACACTTATCGCGACCGACATCCGGGTGCCGAAAAGCATGAACCCCTTGATAGGGCTTCCAAGGTTCGGGAGGGACTTCACACAGCGGGCATTTCTTCAATTCATCACTCATAGTAGCGCTCCTATAAACGCAACGGCAGCAGCCAAAGCAGCGGCTATGCCAAGCCCTTGCGTGGCTCCGTTTATCAGTGCCGGGGCCGCGTTAAGCGCATCCCTGCGGGCCTGTGCAATGGCTTGCTCGCGGCGGGCTTCCAGCTCTTTAATCTGGTCGGCGGTTGGGTCGTCAGTCATTGGGGTGGCTCCTTATGCTTTGTTCCACGGCTTGAAAGCCAGAAGGTCATCAATCTCAGGCCACTCGCCCGTGAATGTGAGGCCACGGTCATCAATTGAAACCATGGCGGGCGGCTTTGAGGTGGGGAAGGAAACCATGCCTGTTATGACGGCTTTGAGATTAACCGGCACACCATCGTTTTCCTTTTCAAACCACTTGATGAGCCATTTCTGCATTGCCTCAATCCCACCCGGTTGATGGGAGCGTGATGAAAATATCTGCACATCAAAATGATCCGAAGCATCGCAGATAAACTTGATTGCGCCGTAAACGGGTGGGTCCGGGATGACATCTGCTCCCTTCCATCCGCTCGCGTAGCTGTGGATCACCCCGTCAAAATCGAGGCATAAAATAGGCTTCTTTTTCATCTCTCAATCCTTTCAAGTGTGGTGGCGGCAACCCATGGGTTCGCTGTGATAATGTGCGTCAAACCCCGGTGTGTCTCGACGCGGCTCTCTCCGCCCCATGGGAAGCTCTCGTAATGGTCAATAACCCTCTTGCCGTCCAGCCGCCCATAGACGGGCTTGGGCTTGGCGTGGATGCTGTCCCAGACCGTCGAAAACGCTGGTCGATGAATTGCTGGATAGTGCGAACACCAGACACAATCATCGTCATCGCAATCGCAATGTTTGAAATGCTCCCACTGCCATGGAGACACACCCTCGGCAATCGCGTCCGCCTCGCTGATATCCTGCACCCGCTCCACCTTCACGTCTGTCACTTCCAGCCAGATGCGGCTGGCCCATTTGGGCATGCGGACTGAGGGAGTTTGTTTTAAATGGTAATCTTTCGCGACCTCAAGCATTCCTTCATCTGCGGAATAACCCACTTCCTGGTTATAGGGTCCGCGAGGATTGATTGTGCTGTCTGTCCAGCCAACCGGAGCAATGACGCAAGTCTCTCTCACGTAAAGCAGGTTGCCGGGCTGGTGGGGGAGAGGGCCAAGTTCAGACATGAATGTCCCGTCAGACGCGCACACATGCCAGCTTCCATCATCCATCTGGAATACCTGATCAAGCTCGCCCGGCTGCGGCTTAAGCACCGTCCTGTGCTGGCTCCTGCCTCTGTCCAGCGTGGCGCGGACCTGATCGGCTGTGAAGATAATGCCTTTGGGTTTGGGGTCGGTCATGGGCTTGCCCTCTTGTCTGGCGTGAAAAACCCGAGGTTCCCCCTGCATTTTATCGGCTCGCACGGAATGGGGTTTGCTAAAACAAAGCCATATGGACCAAAGAACCACTGACTATGGCTTTGTTGAACGCAATCAATAATCTCGACGCTGCCGATTATGCCGCCTCTCGGTCTTTCCTCTGGCTCTGGAATGCGCCCAGACAATTCCAAGCAATCGGCATATCCATCTAAATCAAATTTCAATCCGGCATGTATCCAGACGCGGCCACGGAAGTTTGTTTTCCATGAGCGGTTTTCTATGTCTTTCCCGGCATGAATGATGGCCCATGCCCAAGGCTGTCGGACTGATAAGGCCTTAATGGGCTTCTCTCTGGGGCTAGTCATAATGCACCCCTATAACGGCAGTCGCTGGAATGCGGGACACCATTTCCTCGCCCACGTAAACGGCAAGCCAAGGGATCGCCGCCATCTGGCCGCTTTCATAATATCCCTGGATGGTCGTCACTCCCGCCTCGCCTACCTTTGTCCAGCTTCCATCATCATAGGTAATCGCTGTGATCGGGCGCTTGTCTTGCGGAAGTTCACATATGGGCTTCATGGGGCTAGTCATGGGCGGGGGTCCTTATTCACACAGTCCATATTGGCTGCTGCACAGTTCAGGTTCTGGATTGTCGAGTAATTGAAACTGGCGTCCGCCACGCGATGTGCGCGCCCATTCGGCAACGTCACGAATTCCTGGATACGTGCCATCCGGATTTTGCCCATAAGGGGTCTTGTTGGCGGAAAAGAATGAAGATAGACCGCGCTTGGAAACACCAGCGACCAGGCGTTCCCACTCTTCTACCCGGTCAATTGCATCCGGCCACCGAGCGGCGATTTCTTTCAATTCAGGTTTCGCGCAATTGATGCAGGGCAAACACCCAACGCGCCCCATTCCCTGCTTGTAAAGCGGATTTGGAGCCAAGCCGTGCCTACGGTGCTGTTCAAACACCTTATTCGCATCCCATTCGACAATGGGTCGGTATTTGAGAATGGTTGCTTCGGGTTCAATCCAGCGGATCCGCTGGAACATAGGTAAATTTTCGCGGTTTTTACTCTCTAAACGCCGTTCCCCCTGCCAACAAACAGCGCGTTTATAGATGGGCAGAATTTTAGTGGTGACAAAGTTGTCAAGCGGGATGGATTTCAGTTCTTGTGTGCAAAACTGTGCGCGGGTTGATGGGAATCTGCCTTTCAGCATGCACAAATCTAGGAAGGGGGTTCCGGTAGGGAGTAAAAGCTCCAACGCACGGTCAATTCGCTGCTGGGGGACGCCGTCATTAGCCCATTTTGTCTTGATAGTTTGCCGCTTCTTTTTGAACCGTTCTGAGAAATCCGCCTTCACGGTCACAATTTCAGGGCCTCCGGTTTTGCGCGGCAGTGACCTGATGTAATCATATGTCGCTGGATGCTCATTGCCAGTGTCAGCCGTCACCGCTAGAAAATCCTGGCCTGTTTTCTCCCTTCGCTCTAGAGCTAGAAGGTAGATTGCGGTCGAGTCTTTGCCTCCCGAGATGCTGGCCATATGATGGGTCATCATTCCCCTCCTTCACCGCGAGCGCGGGCGAGAACGGCGCGGGCTTTGCCTTGGACCACTCGCTGTTCCGGTCCATCCAAGAGTTCAAGCAGTTCACTGACGGCACCTACAGCGTCAAGCCCTTGCGGGACTAGATAGTGCGTGAGGATTGCCTGCGCTTTGACAATCAGCTCGTCAGAGCCTTCAAGCGCCTCGACCAGCGCCGGGGCTTCGGCTATCAGGCGGGCGTCTGCGGAGCGGTTTTGACCTTCGATGCAGGCTACCTCATGGCCCACATATTTTGGCTGATCAATGTCGGCGTCTGTTTTAATGCTGAAACCTTCTGGCCTGTAAGTCGGCACCATGAACCAAGGCCCCTCTGTCCATTTGTTATTGTCTCCGGTCATCGCTTTGGCTCCGTAAACTGTGATCCGTGAATGTCTGCGCAGAACTCAATGCTTACGCCATCGTCATTGCCAATGGCTGACTTACTGGCTTGCAGGGTGCCGGTTATGACAAATTCGATTGCTTCTCCGCGCTTCAAAGCAGCGGCCACCCGGCGGCGGTGCTTCTTGATGTCAATTACAGCAAAGTCGCATTCGACCTTATCTTTCCAATCATCCATCACGCGGACTCCTTCATGCCAATGCCTGCAATCTGCTCAATTTCTCTCACGAGATCAGAGCGTTTCATGCCGGGAATTAATTTGGTAATGGTTACGTCAATTGACCTGTTCAGCATTTCGCCAAAATCTCCGGGCTTCATCTTGGAAAACTTGATTGATTTGGCCTTGAGAACTCGCAGGGAGCCGCCTGACGGCACAAAGAACAGGTCCGGGGCAGATCGTGCCAACTCACTCAAAAGCACGTCAGAGAGATTCTGTGCCGGGACATCAACTTCATTGTAAAAACCTGCATTGACAGTGAGCCATTTCCGCAGGCGTTCCCGGTTTGGGAACGGACGGTTTTCGCCGTCGCCGGTTGCTCGCCAGATCAGATCCACAAGCGCGAAAAAAAGTTTCAGCTGCTGATATGAGCGGCATCCAATCTTGGCCTCTTGATTGTGTCCACATACGGGGCAGAGATGGGGCAAGGTTCAGTCCTCTGCAAACGTCAACATATCTGCTGAAACTGGTCTTTTTGCTTGCTGCGCAATACGCAATTGAGTGTTTGCGGTGCGTAGAATTTCGCGCGCTTGCGTGGCAACTGAATCAGCGCGCCCCGCATCCATTTTGTCATCGCGAATTTCATTCAGGGTTTTCCAAAGCGCTTCTTTAAGGTTTGCTGCTGTAAGTGGCTTCATAATCACGTTTCCTCTTCTGGCACTTGTTCAAAGTTCCTTTGGACAATCTGATTTCGTAATCAGACATTCGCGCAAGCGCCTCATCGCGGATATCCAAAGCCAATACTTGGCATTCCCAAAGAGACCCGTAGGTCTTTTTTGCCCGATGTTTTCTGTCGTAGCGTTTTTTCCAAGCTCTATATTCTGGCCGCTGGCAGTACGCTACGTGGTAACGCATTCTTCTCTTGCGCTCGGCAGCGGCCTTGATTGGATCATATGTGCGCCTGTGGTGCGCAGCTTTCTTTGCCTTCAAGGCGAGATGGTTTTTCCGCCGATAATCAATATCATAAAGGCGTTTTTCTGCTTTCTTCTGAGCAAGCGATTTGCCTTTTCGTCGGGCAATGCCCGCACAACCCCGCGAGCAATAAACAGAGGCGTTTCTTCTTTTGCTTCGATTGACGGCACCGGCTTGCTTAAAAGCGGTTTGCCGGCAAGTCGGGCAAACAATCTGGACCATAGCCATTATGTCCGCCTCTCCACTGTTCCGTTGAATTTCCGCTTCCGCGTCTTGTCAAAGCCCTGGCTTGGAATCTTCGGCCCGCGCCGTGTCTTGCCGCCCTTGGCAATGCGCCGGGCTTTCGATATCTCGTGCTTGTCAGATCCGTAGCTGGTGGACTTGGTGCCGTTCGTCTTGCGCTTGTGGGCCTCTTTGGAAAGCGGCTGGATATAGCGGGGGTCGTTTTCCGCAGGGATATACTCGCCCGTTTCTTCATCGATACGACGAAGCGCTAGGGGCGGGTTGTGATCCCACTCAACATCATCAGGGTCTATGCCGAGGGCATACAGGGCCGATTTGACCTTTACGCCTAGGGGCATGTATTTGCGGCGCTTGGTCATTGCTTGACCTGCCATTGGGTGTTGGGGCCAAACAAAGATTCTGGCCCCCACCTGTCCCCGATAGGGTAAGGATCAAATCCAAGCGCCCCATGCGGGGTAATTATGATGTTAAGGGTTTCTCCAAGCAGTGTGCGCCTCACTTCCCCACCTTCCTGCAAAGCCTTCATAGCCTCCCAAAATTCACAGTCTTTCCATTCTTCAACGGGGGCTTCGCCGTGAAACTCGGCTAGAAAATCGCAAACGTCATTGATAAATTTCGGATAGAGCTGATGGAGAGGGAACATTCCAACCTGCTTGATGTCGGTATAATGCTGACGCAGTTCTTCAATACGGTCCATTTCCTTGGTCATTGTGCTGGCTCCGCTTGTGAGGTTAATTTTTGCAACTTGGCAATGGTCTCCTCCAGTTCGGTCAGGAATGAGCAAACATCGCCTTCAAGCTGGGCGGTCAATTCGGCATCCTTGTCCACCCGTTTCATAAACATGCGCAGTTCTTCCGGCATGCGGGGGTCATAGGATACGAAGTCACACCAATCTCGCCCTGTGCAGGCCATTTGCCAGTGCATTTGCGTGATATATTTCTTGGGGATACTCTGGCTGATAAGCGTGTTGATATGCGTTGCCGTGTTGGGGCATTTAATTTCAATAAGCCCGGTTTCACCGACCATCCCATCCGGGCTTGCCCCCGTTGCCTGAATTTTGGGATGGTCTACAAAGCCGATCTGAACCACGTCCAGCCCTGTGTAAAATTCATAAGCGTCTCTGGCTTCCGGCTCTGTGTCCGTTCCCCATTGCATCGCTGCGCTTGAAAAGCTATCCGCCACCTTTCCCGTTAATCGCTCGGCTATTAGTTGTGCTGCGTAGTTGGCTCTGGATGCGCCCCAACCATTGCGGGTTTTTGCCACCACATCAGAAACACGGGATGCAGTTACTTTGCCGCATCTGGCCTTGAACCATTCCTCTGTGCCTTGTTCAATGCTGGTCATTTGCTGGCCCTTTTCTTCTGGAGAATTTTGGCCTTTACATTCTCAAAGCCGGAGGCTGGGATATCAGCCAGCGCGGCGACTTTTAGATATTTACAGAGCTTGATAATGTCAGCGCCAGATTCTTCCGCCAGCTCGCGGAGTTCTTTCACCTGTTCGTCTGTGATTGTTTCGGTGGGTTCTGCGCTGGCCGCGTCATCATCTTCCGCCGCCGCCAAGCCAAGAGCGGCCTTGAGTGTGTAGCGCTGTAAATAGGTGATTGTTGAGCCAATGGACTGAATCGCATTCTTGCTGCCCGACTTGTCAGCGCCTGCCGCCAGTGAGTTTTCTTCATTGTGGCCGTCCCGATGGGAAACAATGCATGTAACGGTCACTGCACCATCTTTGGTTTCTGTGCGGAACCGGTATGAAAGCCCATGCCTCGCCAGCACGGGGTCAACAGTGCGGGCAATCTCCGCCAAATCCTCGTGTTTGTACGAGGTGCCGGAATAGGAGACTGTGCGGTTTTTGCTGATAACCGGGATTTCGGCCTTGGCTGCGGAAATGGCCACATCAAAGGCGGCGCGGGCCTGATTTGCCGCCCAGCGCTCCTGCATACCCATAAGCCTTTCAAGCTGATCTGTGCTGACACCTGTTTGAATTGCGCTTTGAAGCAACTCCATGGGGGTAACTGCGGCGGATTGCGCAACTTCCTGCGGCTTGTGTTTTGCTACTGCCTTGTTCATTTCTAACTCCACATGTATGAGGTGTTTCCATCCCGAAGGCGCTCCAGACGCCAAGAAACGGTTAGTTCTTCATCAAATGCCCTCAACCACGCCCGCGCTTCTTCGCTGGTGATGGGGTAGGGGCATGTGCTAGAATGTGCACCAAACCTTGCGGCCAGTTGGCCTGTATTGGCGGCAACTACCCAAGCCTCATTTTTGTGGGGGGTGTTGCTCTCGCGCTCATTAAGCGCATTGACGATTTGCACGTTCATTCTGCTGCCTCCGCCGTCTGCGCAATCTTGGGCAGCGGCCAGTCTTCCGGCTCTTTGTCGGAAAACCATGCCAGCAGGCGCTTAAGCTGCCATTCTTCTTCATCGTCCCACGCAGCGGCCCTCGCAGCGTCCCTCGCAGCGTCCCACGCAGCGTCCCTCGCAGCGTCCCACGCAGCGGCCCACGCAGCGGCCCTCGCAGCGTCCCACGCAGCGGCCCTCGCAGCGGCCCTCGCAGCGTCCCTCGCAGCGGCCCTCGCAGCGTCCCACGCAGCGGCCCACGCAGCGTCCCACGCAGCGGCCCTCGCAGCGTCCCTCGCAGCGGCCCCTATCTCTTCTCTTGCGTACTGCCTTGCGGCTACAATGGAATCGCGGGGCGCTTTAGATGTTCCATCCTTTTCATAGATGTGCAGCACACGGGCGGCACAATCAGCCACCCACAACCGCAAGCGCCGCTCTATATCTTTGTCTGTACGGGCCATGACGGAGGCAACCCAAACAAGGTCATCAAATGACGCACCGGCCTTTGCGGCGCGGGCGGCGGTGATACCTATTTTCTGCGGAAGTTTAGCCTTGATGCGATTAAGGCGCTCTTCACACGGGTCAAATTCCTGCAACCTAGAAAGTGTAATTTTGGGGGTATTCATTCTGCTGCCTCCCTGTATGCGTTGTGCATCTGGCGATGACGATTAAGCCGCCGGGTAACAATCAACTCGGCATTGAAGGCATCCAGACACGCCCGGACTTCACGGCTAGACATGTTTGGACGAATGCACGCGCTTATGGACATTCCAGCCCGCGCCGCAGACTGGCCATCATTGGCGGCATTGACCAGCCTTTGAAGGTGCGTGTTCATCACGCATCCTCCATAACCGTGTCTCCGTCCGGGAGCGCCCCGGTGAATTCGTCGGCAAACACATCGCGCAATGCTTGATCAGCAGTGCGGCCAAGTGACTCGCTATTGCCCTGCCCCGATCCTTCAAGCAGCTGGACCAGCATATCGCCGCTGTGTTCCGCTATTGTGTTGATGTAGGTTTCTGCAAACGCGCGGGTATTGTCGGCGTATTCAGCCCGCGATCGATCATCCGCCCATGCGGATAAATAAAGCCGGTTTGTCTCCACCCGAAGCCTCTTAAGATCGCGCATTAAAGCGTCAATCACGCGCATTGTGTTTTCGGCGGGTTCCATTGCTGACCGCTCCCGCATGGCTTCATCTTTTGAATTGGTGGTATTGATCATCTCTACGCTCCAATCATCAGGCCCATAAGGACCAGCAATCCAATTGCAAAACAGGTGGCGGCAGGAGGAATAGTCATTCTGTGGCACCCCGTTCTGCCTCTTCCTTGGCCCCGGTTGGTTCAGCCGGGGAAAGTTCAATGGTCTGGAAAATCCAGTCTTTCCACTTGCGCCAGAACCTCAGAGCGTGCTTGCCGTCCATTCGCGCAATGCGGGTGTCATCAAATTCCCGCCAATCGTCAATCGGGTGGCGCTCACAGCCGATTTGCAAAGCATCCGCTGTATAGGCAATGTCGTACTGTTCAACCTGAATAGTTTTGATGCTCTGGCGGTTGCCAACGGCTCCCCACAGGTTGGCTCTCCGCAGGTCGGCTCCCCGCAGGTCGGCTCCCCGCAGGTCGGCTCTCCGCAGGTCGGCTTCCCGCAGGTCGGCTTCCCGCAGGTTGGCTCCCCGCAGGTCGGCTTCCCGCAGGTCGGCTTTAGCCTCAACAGCGCAGTTGACGGCCAGCCCTAGCTTAAGAGTGCGCGAGGCATCCCCCTTGCAGTTTATCTCTGCTTCGAAAAGGGTTTCGCCTGAGAATCTGTGCTTGATTGGGTATTTCATCTTGCTCCCCTTGTTTGCCGCCCCTTGAGGCGGGGTAGAACTGATCTGATAACACCAGCATACGCACATATGCGCATGTGTCAAGCACAATAATGCATATTATTAATTTTAAATATCCTTGACATGCCGATAGAATACCGCATAATTGCGTATATGAATGAGATATCAAAAATGATTGCCGATGTTGAACGGCGGGCCGCCTTAAACGGTATGTCCATTCGTGAGTTGTGCAGGGAAGCAGGGGTAAATACTTCCACCTGGACCCGTTGGAAGTCAGGGTTGACGACTCCGACTTTTGCCACATGGGGGAAAATCGAGGCGGCATTGCCACCCGATGGCGCCAAAGAACCCACCCAATGAGTGCATTACACCTCATAGGCTGGGCTGCTGGTATGGCGGCAACTGTCATTCTCATTTTTGGCGTGGCCAGCATTGGCTGCGAGTTGTGGGACTTACTGAGGAAGTGGCGCCAATGAATTACCCGCGACTTACTGAAAAGCGCCAAGGCGGTGCGCGGGTGCTGGAGGGGGCAAACCCAACTCCCGCCGGTATGAAACACCGCCTTGGTCACCTCACATGCGGCGGGGCTGGCCGCATAAATCAATTTCTGTTTCCCCGCGCCCATGTGGCGCACCTCCCCAGCAACGCTGCCTCTGATGGTTGGCGCGTTGCTCAACTTGGCCGGGGCTTCGGCCCTGGCTCTTTTTATTCCATATCGCAAAGGCGATGAATGATGCGGTTGATGCGCCTACTACTTGCTCGGCTGCGGCTTTGGTTATGCCGGAGAAATCTGCGGAACCGGGGCGAAGTCCTGAACGAATTTGAATTTGATCCGAATGAGAGGGTGTGATGGGCGAGAACTCAAAAATAGGATGGACTGACCACACTTTTAACCCATGGATTGGCTGTCAAAAGGTAAGCCCAGCCTGTGACAATTGCTATGCGGAATCTTGGGATAAGCGTTTTAATGGCACCCGCTGGGGGACTCACGCGGTGAGAACCCGCACAAGCGCCTCCAACTGGCGAAAGCCTTACAAGTGGCATGAAGCGGCAAGCAAACGCGGGAAAGCGTGGCGCGTGTTCTGTGCGTCTCTGGCTGATGTTTTTGACAATCACGCCAGCATTCCGCAGCTTTGGCGCGATGACCTGTTTCGGATGATCGAAGAAACCTATTATCTTGATTGGTTTTTGCTGACAAAAAGGCCACAAAACATCCTGAAAACTATCAACAGCTATGCGGATGATACAAACGATTTCAGCAATGTTTGGTTTGGGACTACAGCAGAAAACCAAGGCGAGCTGAGCAGGCGGTGGCCACACATGGCCGAGGTTATGATGGATGAGCGAATTAATGCGCCAGTTTCATTTATCAGCGCCGAACCACTGTTAGGGTCGGTCGAAGTTCCGTGCGGAGTAGGCTGGGTCATTGCAGGCTGCGAGAGTGGACCTCATGCCCGCCCATCCGATCCAGACTGGTTTCGGTCTTTGCGTGACCAGTGTGAGAGGCGAGGCATTCCGTTTTTTCTCAAACAGATGATGATTAATGGCAAACTGGTGACAGAGCCAGAGATTGACGGGCGTCAACACCTCGAATTTCCGAATGAGGATATGTGATGCCTAAAAAAAACACGCCTGAAGCTAATCTTCAGATGGCAGTTGTCCTGCATCTTAAATTCTTGGCCAAGCCTGATGTGGTTTGGTTTCACGTTCCGAACGGCGGCAAGATGCCAGCCCGGACTGGCGCATGGAATAAGCGTTTAGGTGTTATTCCCGGTGTTCCTGACATGGTGTTTGTCATCCCAGGCAGACAGGCCTGCTTCATCGAGTTCAAATCCCCCAAGGGACGCCAGACCGACAGCCAGAAGGCTATGGAAAAGCGCTTGCTGGATATTGGCGCGGGTTATGCCGTGATACGGGACATAGACGCAGCCCTTGATTGCCTAAAAGAGTGGGGCGCTATCAAGGCCAAAGATCCCGCATTACTGCGGAGGGCGGCGTGATGGGAGTTCCACAGACTGTTGTTGCCCGCCGCTGTGAAGTGCTGAACGTCTTTAAAAGCAGCAGTTATCTGCCTCGCAGTAAAAGAGAGCAAATCGCGCAGGCCCATGGCGTAACCGTTTATCGCGTCAGTGAGGATCTAAAAAAGCTGCGTGATGTTGGCTGCTTGAGATTGCGCGGTGCCGGAGGCTGCTACCAGTGGCTAAAACCCTATGACGGGAAGCAGAAGCGGACATCCGCCAAGAAGAAAACAAAGATTATGAAGTGCTACATCCCCGAATGCAACACCATGATTGAGAGCGAGCATACAGGCCATCGCATGTGCGAGGTGCATCGCAAGAAAACATGGGGGCTTATCTGATGGACCAGCTATTAGCAGCACTCCGCAAGGCACACCCTGAAAGAATGCACCGGGATTTTATGCATGTAGCAAGCTTGCCTCTCTCGCCGGGAGTCAAACGGACGCTTGGCAGCAACAAGAAGAATCTTACAGCCGATGAGGTTATTAAATCTGTTATGGATACCACCGGCATTGGCAGGGTTGATTTGCTAGGCACAAGCCGCAGCAAGCACATAGTGAAGGCCCGGCATTTGGCCATGGCTTTGATCCGCAAGCATTGCGGCATGTCATACCCCCAGATTGGCAGAATATTCAACCGCGACCACACGACCATTCTCTACGCAGTCCGCAAGATTGAGGGGGCAGTATGACCGAACAGTGGTTCAAGTACTGGCCCAAGGCAAAGCCCATTCCCAAAGGCTGGCGGCTTGTTGACGACCTGTCAGGCACACCGCATGGGGTTTATTCCGTTTTGATTGAATATGTGGGGGAGGGGGAATAGTGGCTAGGATTCGCACGGTCAAGCCGGACCTGTTCCGTCATGAGGTTTTATTTGATGCGGAGAAAGAAAGCGGTTTGCCGCTCCGCCTGGTGTTCATTGGTCTGTTTACAGTGGCCGACAGAGAGGGCCGTTTTAAGTGGAAACCGCGCCGGATTAAGCCCGATGTACTCCCTTACGATGAAGATACATGTTTCGACACATGCATGCACATGCTTGCACGTGCAGGATTTGTAACCCGTTACGAAGTGGGCGGGAGTGAGTATGGGGCCATAAATAACTGGAATAAGCATCAAGTTGTCAATTCCCGCGAAAAAAAGAGCGAGCTACCGGAACCTCCTGAAAACATTGGAGAACATGCATTGCATGCACAAGACACTGTAACGCATGGTAACGCGCACGGGGAAGGGGAAGGGGAAGGGGAACATATAGATTCAGTACCTAAAGGTACTGGCGCTGGTGCGCCTCAAAGCCTGAAAGAGATTGTTTGGCAGCAGGGATTGAAAATTCTCAAAGCCCATTCTGACAAGCCTGAAAGACAGCTTCGCTCAATGCTCGGTAAGTGGTGTCGAGACAAGGGCGAGAGCGAGGTTATAGCGGCGCTTGATTTGGCGGCGAGCAAAGCAGAACCAATCGAATATCTACACGCAGCATTAGGCCCAGGAGGACGCAAGAATGGAACAAATCGGAAAGCTGGCGAAGATACCGAAACAGCAGAAGGACAAATCCAAGCAATCATGCAGGGCCATTCAGCTTTCAGACCGGGTGCGTGAGCTGGCGGCGGAGTGTGTAGCCAGAGGGCAAATGAAAACGGGGTTTGGTGAGACGCTAATCAAAATTCTACTGAATGATCTGCACAACAAAAACCCCGAACACGCATTGAGGGCTTTAGAGGCCCACAGGCTGAGAAGCCCATACTTCCCCCACATCTCGGATCTGTGGCCAACGATGGACGCAATCAATCGGGCAGAATGCGCAGATAGGGCAGGAAATCCACTTTTGGCCATGTCGGTCAGGGAGAAGGCAAGCACTGCGGGATTAAATCTGTATGCGCCGATTCCCGATCTGCCTAGCGCTGACACCAAATCAATCACCAGCAACACGGAGGGACTGTAGATGGCAGATTTGAAAGTTATAATAGTGGATGAAAAAATTCACGAGTCGGTCTTTCGAGATACTTATACGGTTGCTGGGATTTGTTTCGGGTTCTGGCTGATTATCCAATACATGGATGCGGCGATAATACCACAAATTCTGTTTGCGGTATTGGCCGTGCTTGTTTTGGCAGGCAAGGGCAAAATACGCATGAAGCGTATGTCTCCGGATGAGGCGTTGAAGTATTTGAAAGCCAGAAAACCTTCGAAGGAGGGCCTGTAATGGACTGGGAGAAGGTGATTGCGGAACTGCGGAGGTCGAGCGAGCAGAGTTTGCAATATTCGAATGATTGGGAAGGGTTCACCGAGCTTGAACGGGTTGCGAACGGAATTGCGGCGAATATGCAATCCTCATTGGCTGATGCCCTTCAAGCAGGCCTTGAAACACCCCCACCCGGCAAGGTGGAAAAGGAGAAAGAGTGATGGACTATACGAAACTTGAAGGCGGCGATCTGCTTCAAGCTTGCGGCACCGATGCGGCGAAATGGGCGGCAGCTTTTTGTCAGACAGTTGAGAAAAATGAAATCGTCATTGATGAGGGATTCATGATTGCTTGGTTTGCAAACGCCATCATGAACACACATGACCAGCTAACAGGTCAGGGGCCGGTTGTGTTGCCTGATGGGTCCGCAATAGTCGGGGGGCAAGTTTGATGAACCACGTCACGCTTATCGGAAACGCGGGCAAAGATCCGGAATCGAGAACCACACAGAGCGGTAAGCCTGTTGTGAAGTTCTCACTGGCCACCAGCAAGCGCTGGAAGGATTCGAACGGCGAGCGCCAAGAGCAGACCACTTGGCATAATCTGGTTTGCTTCCAGCCCGGCCTTTGCGGGGTGATTGAAAAATACATCCACAAAGGCAGCAAGATTGCTGTGACTGGTGAAATCAGCAATCGCTCATACGAGCAGGACGGCCAGACAAAATATATGTCTGAGGTTGTGATCCGTGACATGGAGATGCTTGACAGCAAGCCCTCACAGGACCGCTCAGAAGGCCAAGTCTCCTATGCCGAACACAAGGGCGGCTTCGGGGCCGGTGCTAATGCTGGGGCGCTTGACGACGACATACCTTTTGATCGGGCTTAGGGGGGGATTGGTGAATGAACCTTTTGCCCCGTATGGTTTGGTTTTTTTGGTGGCGTTATGTCTGGCCACCGCCGCCGGACTACAGAGTTTATGGGGCGGTTATTTATGTAGGCCGCCCCAAGGTGCGAATCTGTGAAAAGCGACCGCTGCGAGGTCTGGCCGTAGTATGGAGCAAAACATATGTCGAGCAAAGTCCGGGGAGTTGGCGCACCGCTCCCCGGCAAGGTGGAAAAGGACAAGGCATGACGGCATACAGATGGATTGCAATAGGCCTGGTGCTGGCACTAGCGGTTGGATCAGTGGTGGCGTGGTTTACACACGTTATAGTCTGCATAAAAACAGCCAGTTATCTGTTTCTAATCGCGGGGGCGCTTTTAGTCCCAATCGGAGTGATACATGGTGTTGGAATCTGGATTGGCGCGTGGTGATGGACGAGGCAAGGAGCAAGGACGATCTGCTGGCAGAGAAGGAGGGCGAGTGATGCGTATTCTTGTTTGTGGTGGGCGTGATTTTGTTGATCGAGATTTCGTCTATCAGATGTTGGATGGGATAGCGGAAGGTGTGGACCAAATCAGCGTTATTCACGGGAACGCTCGCGGGGTAGACCGGCTCGCGGATGACTGGGCCATGGGAAAGCATGAGACAGTAGTGTTTTCAGCCGATTGGGGGACACACGGCAAAGCCGCCGGGCCTATTCGCAATCAACAAATGCTGGATGAGGGTAAGCCTGACATTGTTGTTGCCTTTCCGGGCGGACGCGGGACTGCCGATATGATTAGGCGCGCCAAGAGAGATGGTGTGCAAATCGTAAAATACGTTGCCCGGCTTGGAAGCTCACAGGAATAGGAGGTAAGCGGATGACAGGTGTTGTTACTGATGAGGCCCGAAGCCAGGCAGCGCACCGGAGGTGGTTGCTTGATGATAAGGAAAACCTAAGCGCAGTTTTCTTGCTGAAGCAGACAGAAGCGAGTGGAGACGAAAGCCCAAGCTCAATGGTCGAGGCAATACGCATCCTGGAATGCGTATGTCGCAAACAAGAGGCGCGCATTCAGAAGCTGGAGAAGGCCATCAAATGAAACGCAGAGGGGCAAGTAGCAAGCGCAAGACAGGGCTTCGCAGGGAGCCTAACGGGCGCATATCCAGAGACGCAGGAACAAGGGGGCAGATAGCGCAGATGTCAGCAGATGAGGCGCGGAGTGTGGTCGTCGGTGCCAGGATGAGGCATTTGGGCGTATCGAAGGAACAGGCCGAATGGGCAAAGATGGGATACTTTCTGGGTCGGCTGCTGGAGATTGGCAAGCGGGAGCTGGCAGAGAAAGACCAGTATGAAACCGGCATATGTCAGCGACAGCATGACGCGGGGCTGAGGTATGAGGAATTGAGGGCCGCTTTCCGCCATATCATGGCAGGCCCAAAGCCAGCCGGTGCGCAGGATCTAAACCGGGTATTCGGGCGCGGATCGGATAACGATAACTCCGAGTATGAATCCCGCATCGAGCGCCAATACGGATCGGCAAGATACGCAATCAAGATGGTTGGCTATGGCGCCCAGCACATCTTGGACATGGGCATAGACGAGGGGATTCTGTCTGAGGCAGAACTTGGGGTATTTCGGGAAACATTGAACGCATTGGCGCATCATTTTAAGGTTTAATGGTGGAATCGGCTACAAAATGCTTGACAGTTAGCGGGATAGAGCCTAATGTCAGGTTTAGTAAAGTAGCGGGAATTGCGAGAGAAGACCGCCTTTAGTGATTCAAGGGGATGAAAAAGCTTATCCATTTTGTCGGGTTCCGGGGTGAAGAATACACAAGGGCATGTCGCATATTTGGCAAGCCTGATTACATACACCGGGGCTGGGACAGGAGAGGGCAGAGAGACGTAGCGGATTGTGACGTGATTGTGTTTGCGACTGGCGAGGCGGACCAAAAGCCAAGGCGCAGAAACTATGACGATATACGAGAGGTTCAGGGGTGAGTCACACTGAAGTGTTGTTTCTGGAAGCGATACGGAGAGTAAAAATTCTCGAAAGACGCCTACGGAAAGAGTTCGTTGGTCGGTGGGATTTGCAGAGGGATTTGCAGATTAACTGTGCTGCGGCGCGAAAATGGCGCGATCATCTAAGGCTTCAACTGAAGGTTTCCGCCCTGTAATGGGGCATAGAGTTTTGACGCTTGCCGGGAAACTTCCTCGTAGCAGAACCGGTGTGGGCCGCAACGAGGCCGTGGATGCGGAAATTGGTGCCCACCTCAAGCGTCAAATCAAGTTTTGGGGCAGTAATCACTGCTGGCGGGCGATCGGGGTGGTTCCTGATTTGAAACTGGCGGCAGAGCTGGGCGGGCGGTGAAAGGTTAACCGCTATTTTGCAACCCGCACCCCAATTACGTTTTGGACAGGGCGACCGCATAACCGTTCCGGTAGGTAAGAGCGAAGGTTGTAAAAATAAGCCTCCTGTCTGATTCAAGTTTTGGTGGCGGCGTCGAGAACACGCACTGACGCAAGGCAATCGTACAAACGGGGTTTACCTAATCCATTGTTGCAATGGCCCCCTGCCTACAGAAGCCGAACGAGAGACCGGCCCACCAAAAGCAATTTGAATGTCGGTGTTTCTGGTTGCAGCCCTCGTGCATCTGATTTTTTTTCTTAACACCGGGCAGCCCTAGGGCGGGCATTCAAAGCAATTCTGGCGGCGGCGCTGAAAGGCGCAGTAATCAGCATCAGGATATATGCTTGGCTAGGGAGTGCTTCCTGAAATCCTAGGCGCGTCAGTAATGGCTTGAGCCCGTACATGCCACGCCCGCCAGATACTTCTTTGCAAAAAGTGCAAAGAAGTACCAGATAGCCAAGCAGGGCTTTAAACTGCACTCAAGACCTCTTTTGAGGCTGGCGGGAGTTGATCACCCGCCCCCGCGAGCGAGGGCGCGGAATACAAGTGAGCCTCGCATAACTTTACTGGGTGGGTAACCAGCCCCGTCATTCTCTGAGTGGCGGGGTCATCTATTTCAGGAGGTGGTGAATGACTGTTGGGCAGAAGATCGCGGACTTAGAGAACCAGAAATCTGAGCTGGAAGCACTCATCAAAGAGGCAAAAGCGGATAAGGACGTAGTTGGCTGTTTGAACTTCACGTCTCGTTTGGGAGTTGTAATTAAAGATCTGAATAGGCTGCTAGATGACTAAGGAAGGCTGGTGGGGATAATGGCTAGGGGGCTTACGCCAAAGCAGGAATCCTTTTGCAAGGCCTATATTGAAACAGGAAATGCGTCCGAAGCCTATAGACGCTCATACAATGCCGGGAACATGAAGCCGGAGACAATCCACGTTAAAGCATGTGAGCTACTCAAAAAGGGTAACGTGGCGGTAAGGATGGAGCAGCTCCAAGAGCGCGCCCAGAAACGGCATGATGTGACAGTGGATTCCCTGACTGCTGAGCTAGAGGAAGCACGGCTCCAAGCCAAGGCTGACGAGAAGGGGGCAAGCGCTGCCGTGTCGGCTGTAATGGGCAAGGCAAAGCTGCACGGACTGCTGATTGACAAGAATGAACACAGCGGCCCGGACGGCGGCCCAATCGAAACCAAGGACATAACCACTCATGAGCTTGGCAGACGACTTGCTTTCGCGCTTCGAAAATCAGCCGAGGCAGAAGAAGGCGGAGATAGTCAAGACGACTGACGCCATTCTGAAGGGTGATGTTTGGGTTCCGAATGAAGGCCCGCAGACTGAGGCATATTTCTCAAAGGCTGATTTGCTTCTCTATGGTGGCCAAGCTGGCGGCGGCAAGACTGATCTGATTGTTGGGCTGGCTCTGAATGAGCATAAGCGTGTTGGCGTCTTTCGGCAGCAGGGCGGAGAGCTTACCGGCTTGATAGATCGCATGGATGCGATATTAGAGGGCGCGGGCCACAAACCGACAGCAGGCAACCCGCCAAAGTGGAAAGGCCCTGAAGGCCGAAAAATAGAATTCGGGCATCTTGAGAAGCCGGGGGCGCACAAAAGTTGGCAGGGTCGTGACCATGACCTGAAGTGCTTTGATGAGGCGAGCCAGATTGCGCCGCATAAGATCCAGTATGTTCTAAGCTGGCTGCGTTCCGCCAAGGTGGGGCAGCGGTGCCGGGCGATTCTGGCGTCAAATCCCCCAATGGGAGGCGAGGGCGACTATCTGCTAGAGTGGTTCGGCCCATGGATTGACCCGATGCACAAGCTTTACGGCACTGTGAAGCCTGGGGAGCTTTTGTGGGCTGTATTCATTACGGATGGGGATGAAGCCCGCTCGATCTGGTGCGATGGGCCGGAACAGGTTGAGATTGAGGGGGTCTTGCGCACCCCCAAGTCCAGAACGTTTATTCCGGCGGGTCTGGCTGACAATCCGTTTCTTGGAGAGGATTACAGGTCACAGCTTGACAGTATGCCGGAGCCATTGCGCACGGCGCTGTTGACTGGTGACTTTCTGGCTGGCCGCTCTGATCATGCATATCAGGTTATCCCGTCCGAGTGGATAAGGCTTGCACAAGACCGGTGGAAAGAACGCAGAGGGCAAAGAAGGCGTATGCTGGCCCTTGGTGTAGATGTGGCGCAGGGCGGGCCTGACAATACATCACTTGCCCCGCTCTATGACGGAAACACATTCGGGGAGGTCACAAGGGCTAAGGGTGTAGACACCAAAGACGGCCCGGCGGTTGGCGGGCTGGTCGTCTCAACCATGCGTGACGGCTGTGTTGTGGCTGTTGACATGACCGGCGGCTGGGGTGGCGGCGCGAAGGTTCACCTTGAGGATAACGAAATTCATGTGGTCGGCATGGTGGCGTCTGAAGGCTCTACGGCTCGCACATGTGACAGCAAAATAGAGTTTGCAAACAAACGCGCTCAATGGTGGTGGCAGTTCAGAGAAGCGCTTGATCCTAAATCTGGTGATGATGTTGCTTTACCGCCAGACACGCGGCTATCAGCAGAGCTAACGGCTCCGAGATGGACGCTATCGGGTAAGAAAATCCTGATTGAGAGCAAGGACGATATTCGCACCCGCCTTGGACGCTCAACTGATGACGCAGATTCGGTAATCATGGCGTGGCAGGTAAGGGATAACGGGCTTTACAAGGCTATTAAGTCGGGCCGCGCACAGTCGGAGCCTGTCCCGTATGAAGACCCGCATGACTATCTATGATTGAGATCAAGCAGGGCAATGTCCGGGACTACTGCTTTATTGCTGCAAATATGCGCAAGGCAGACAGGCAAGAGATATTTTGCCAGCTTCCAGAAGGAACAGAAAGCCGGATAGTAGGGGTTTACTCTCATGACACCTCTGAACCTCGCTGGCGGTTCGCAGCCTTCTACAATGGCCAGCCTGTTATGGCTTATGGGTTCCAATGGTTGAACGCGGCTACGCTGCTCGCCTGGGCTTGGGGAACGAATGATACGCGCCGCTGTATCCCAAAGGTGGGCCGGCACATTCTTTCGCTTCGAGAGGAAGCAATTGAAGCGGGCGCGAGGCGCATAGAGGCCCGCTCGCTCAAAACGCACAAGACGGCGGCACGGTGGCTCCAGAAGATGGGGGCTAGTCCGATTGCTGACCTGCGCCAGTTCGGGCGCAACGGTGAAACATTCGTTTTATGGGAGTGGTTATTGTGAACATGTTCCAGTTTTACGGGCTTGGAGCTTACCTTTACGGCGCTCTGGCGCTGATCGGGCTGTTTGTTCTTGGCATTGCGCAGGACAACCTTACCGCCTCTGTGTTCGCTGTAGCGGCATGTGGCGCAGCATACTTCTGCCAGATATCGGCGGCTTCCGGGAGCGAGGGGCTTGTGGGTGCGCAGCGGTTAGCTTTCGGCACCCAAATTCTTTCAATCGTATTCGGCGCTGCGGCGCTGGTATCTCTTGTAATGTGAGGGCTGAGATATGTGTTTTATGAAAGCTCCTAAACCAAATCTTCCCCCAAAGCCGGACGTGCCAACGCCCAATGAATCCGCTCTCAAGGCGGAGCAGTTAAGGCGGGTTCGTCTGGCCGGGTCGCAGGGACGGGCGTCAAATGTCCTGACTTCTCCGCTTGGGGATCCAAATTTTGGGAAGAATGCTCGGCGCGTAACCCTTGGAGTTGGCTAATGACTGATATTGCTGATCTCTGCGGACGGGCTGACCAACTGGCCTCAGATCGCGTTAATGTTGAAGCCGTATGGCGCGACATAACCCGGTTTGTCATACCTCACAGTGAGGAAATCCAGATTGGTGGAACGCAGATAGATCAGTGGGAGCAGTTAAAGTCCAACAGCGCAGAGCGGGGCAAATCGCTTTATGACGTGACGGCGGTTTTGGCTTCTGACCGGCTGACCAATGCTATGGAAAGCCTCGTTACCCCGAAACAGGAGAAATGGCACGGGCTGACAATGCCGGAGGGCGATGAAGAGGACTCGCAGGAAGCGGATGAATATTTCGAAAGCTTGACAAACTACCTGTTTGCGGTTCGCTATGACCCAATGTCCGGCTTCACAAGGGCGCATCAGAAGGCGCTGAAAAGCGCTGTGACGCTCGGAACGGGTGTTTACTATGTAGATGAGGGGTTCGGCAAGAATGGCCGCTCTGAATCATCCCTGCCGCTGCGTTATGTACATGTGCCATTGGGGCAATGCTACATGGCGGCTGACCGCTATGGCCGTACCGATACCTTGTTTCGCCGGTATATGGAAACGGCGCGAAATATCGCAGCCTTTGCCAAAGAACGCGGCGGCACGGCATCAGGTAAGGTGCTCCAGTGCGCTAATGATCCGAAGCAGGCGGATAAGCGCTTTGAAGTGGTTCACGCGGTCTATCCCCGCCGGGAATTCGGGAAGGTTACAGGGCTGGGCAAAGATGCGGAGTATGCCTCAGTCTTTTTCGAGAAAGCCTCAAAGCATCCCCTGAGCGAAAGCGGGTATCGCAGTTTTCGCTATGTGACCTATCACTGGTCGCAAACCGGCTCCGTTCCGTATGCGGAAAGCCCGTTCCATTTGGTGCTGGCAGAGATTAAATCGCTCAACCTGATGGCCAAGAATGCCGATGAGGCGGGGTTGCTGTGGGTTCGCCCGCCGCTTGGGACGGCTCATGACAAGACAATGGGGAGGCCCAATCTCAACCCCGGCAAGATTACAGTCGGGGCAATTGACGAAAACGGACGGCAAAAGATTCAGGCCTTGCGGACACTGGAAAACCCATCCTTTGCCCAGGCTGTGCTTGAAGCCAAACGCAATGACCTGAAGGAACTGACCTATCTGAACCTGTTTCAGACGCTTCTGGAACGTCCGGTGGAGACAGCAACCGCTGTGCTGATGCGAGCCAAGGAAAAGGCGGACCTTGTCGGCCCGATTGGAGGGCGCATTCAGGAGGGTTTGGCCCATCTGCTGGATGTTGAGTTCGATATTCTTGAACGCAAGGGAGCTTTTAATCCAGATGGCCGCTTTGCTCCGCCAGAAAGCCTTGAGGGGCAGGAGTTCGGCATTAAGTTCACCAGCCCGCTTGATAGAGAGCGCCGCGCCGGGGAAATGCTGGGAGCGAGAGAGTTAAAAGAGGAAGCCATTGAATGGGCGAATGCTGGCAGACCGGAGGGCATAGAGCGCATTGATGTTGACGCATATATGGATTTGGCACGGGAAATCAAAGGCGCACCTTCGAAGATCTATCACACCGATGACGAGATGGAACAGATTCGGGCGCAACGGCAACAGGCCGAAGCTGCCGCGCAAACCGCCCAAGCTGTGGAACAGGGCGCAACGGCAACAGAGCAGGCATCAACAGCCCTAGAGGCTGCGGACCAGAGCGGACTATCTGACATGATGGCTCAAATGGGTGGCGGTCAGTGATAACGCTGGATGAAATCCGGGCCTTTAAGGGCGTCCGGGCTGATAGCGGCAAAGAGGCAAAGCACAAAGTTGTAGCGGCCTTTAAGTCCGTGTTTCTCAGGGGCGACCCGACAGAAGACCAGCGTCTGCTTGTGCTGGCAGAACTGTCAGAGAAGACGGAATATTTTGAGATCTGCGAGGATGTGGATCACGGCACATTGGCGACACACAACGCCAAGCGGGCCATGTTCGCGCACATAGTATCCCTGGCATTCATGCCGGGCGATGAAGTGGCCAAACTGGCCAAAACTGAAACCTAACAACAGGTGATTTAATGACTGACGAATCAACGCAGGGGTCCGAGGAATCGGGCAACCCCGGCGGCGAACGCTTTACGCTTGGGTCCGAACAGGGCAACCCGGCAGAAAACACAGAGGGCAATGAGCAAGAGGGGTCTAGCTCAACGTCCAGTTATCTTGATGGCCTTTCAGAAGACAACCGCAAGATGGCAGAAACAAAAGGATGGGATGATCCAAATAAGGTCATTCAATCCTATGATGAGCTTGAGAAGAAGCTTGGAAGCTCTCTCAAACTCCCCGGAGAAGACGCCACGGATGAAGACTGGAACAAGCTTTATGATCGCTTGGGCCGTCCGAAGGCTGCGGAAGATTACAAATTCAAAGTATCTCCCGATCTGCCCGAAGACTTCCCCTATGACGGGGATAGCGCCAAAGCATTTGCATCATGGGCGCATGAAGCCGGTCTGAACCAACGGCAGGCGCAATCACTTCATGACCACTATGTGAAACACCAGGCCGACTCAATGGGTCAGGCGAAGGTGGACAACACTAAGCGTGAAGATGCGGCTTTCAAAGCCCTGACTGAAGAGTGGGGTGCGGAAGGTTCCGAAGACTTTGCCAAGAAAAGCTCGATGGCCAATGCGGCTATGCGGGACGCTGGCGAGGCCAAGCTTGCGCTTCAGGACGCCGGTTTGCTGGCCGAAGATGGCGGGGTGCGTGATGCGCGGCTTGCTGTTTGGTTTGCTGGACTTGGCGAACGCTTTTTCTCCGAGGATACGCTTGCGGGCGGCGGCAATCCGAATGGCGGGAATAACCCGTTCAGTCTGGACGCTGACGGGAATACAAATTCAACCGCAGAAGCACATCTCATCAAGAAAGACCCAGAATATGCGCGGCAAATGATCCGTGCGGCTGGTCGTGAAAAGGACTTCCCCAGCCTGATGCGCTGATCAAGTCGCGTTGTTGCCTGACATGAAAGGAATATATCATGGCGACAACTCGCATTTCTGATGTTGTGGTTCCCGAACATTTCGCGGACTACATGATGAAAGATACGATGGTCAAATCGGCCATCTTCAATTCCGGTATCCTCCGGAGCGACGACAACATGTCCACATTCCTGAGCGGCGGCGGTCGTACGACCAATGTTCCGTTTTGGAAGGATTTGGATGATACCGAATCCAACATTGCCTCTGATGATCCGGCTAGCGATGGCACGCCCCTGAAGTTGACTTCCGGGACCGACATTGCTGCCCGTCATGTGCGGTCACAGGGTTGGAGCACTACGCAGCTTTCCGGCATTCTGGCGGGGTCTGATCCTCTCCAGCGTATTCGGGACCGTGTGTCTGATTATTGGGTTCGCCAGTTCCAGTCTGTTCTGGTCAATACGTTGCGCGGTGCCTTCACCGACAACATTGACAATGACAGCAATGACATGGTGAACACCATTGGCACAGACGGTGCTGGTGCTGAGACATCGGCCGAGTGGATTTCGGCGGAAGCGGTGCTTGATACCAAGCAGACCATGGGCGATGCAGGCGGTGACCTGGATACCTTGATCCTGCATTCTGTGCCGTTCACCCGGCTTCAGAAGCTCAACCTGATCGACTACATCCCGGATGCTCGCGGTGAGGTCAATTTCCCGACCTACCTTGGGTATAACGTGGTCGTTGATGATGGTTGCCCGGCGATTGTTGGCACCAACCGCACCATGTACTGGACATTCCTGCTGGGTCGCGATGCGATTTGCTGGAATGAGGTTCCCGTAACCAATCCGGTCGGTCTGGATGTGGACGAATCCGCCGCAAACGGCATGGGCGTCGAGGAGCTTTGGACTCGCCGCCAGTTTGTGATGCATCCCTATGGCATCAAGTGGGCCGATGGATCGGTTGCGGGTGAATTCCCGACAAACACCGAACTGCGGGCCGCAGCTAATTGGGACCGTGTCTATGCCGAGCGCAAACAGATCCCGATGGCTCTGCTTCGCACTAACGGCTGAATGATGTGGGGAGGGCTTCGGCTCTCCCCTTTTCATATGAAAGGATTAATGAAATGGGTACATTTCGAGACTTTGACGCCGGAGC